CTCAGGCCAAGGCCCGCAAGGGTAAGACCGGCCTGACGATTCCCCTTGGGGGCTCCATGACCGGCGGCACGGGCGGTCCCAGCACCGGGGTCGGATACTAAATTATGGACTACACCTCAGCCGCCAGCCTGTACTCCGAGCTGGAGAGCGACCGGCACAGCTACCTGCAACGTGCCCGAGATTGCGCTCGGCTGACGATCCCCACCCTGATGCCCGACGAGGGCACCACCTCGGCCACCAAGTTCCCGGTCCCCTTCCAGGGTCTGGGGGCGCGGGGCGTGAATCACCTCGCGGCCTCGCTGTTGATGAGCCTGTTGCCGCCGAACCAGCCCTTCTTCCGGCTGGCCCTTGACGAGGAGGCCATCCGCCAGCTTCAGGGGATGGAGGAGTACCGGACCCAGATCGACCAGACCCTGTCCAGCATTGAGCGGTCCGTGATGCAAGAGGTGGAGACCATGGCCATCCGGCCGGTCATCCACGCCGCCCTGAAGCACCTGGTGGTGACCGGCAATTGCCTGGTCCACATCGGCGACCAGAACATGCGGGCATTCCCGCTGGACCAGTACGTCATCAAGCGCGACCCCTCGGGCAACGTGCTGCACATCGTGGTCTGCGAGAGCGTGGCCCCCTCGGCGCTGCCGCCCGAGGCGCGGACCCTGGTGGACGAGAAGAAGGCCCCCAAGCCCGGCTACCAGGATACGATCGAGCTGTACACCTGCATCCACCGGATGGAGTCAGGTAAGTACGAGGTCTATCAGGAAGTCGAGGGGATGATGATCCCCGGCACCAAGGGGACCTACAGCGCGGACTCGATGCCGTGGATCGCCCTCCGGATGAACCGTGTGGACGGCGAGTCCTATGGCCGCAGCTACGTCGAGGAGTACCTCGGCGACCTCCAGTCCCTTGAGGCGCTGACCCAGGCGATCGTCGAGGGATCCGCGGCGGCGGCCAAGGTCCTGTTCCTGTGCAACCCCAACGGCGTCACTCGCCCCGACGTTCTGGCCAAGTCTCCTAACGGTGCTATCCGAGAAGGGATTGGGACCGATGTGTCTGTTCTCCAAGTACAAAAGCAGGCAGATTTTAGTATCGCCTTTCAGACTATCGGTTCCATCCGTGAGAGACTCAACTACGCATTCCTCCTCGCGGAAAGTACGATTCGCAATGCTGAGCGTGTTACCGCCGAAGAAGTACGACTCACCACGGCGGCGGTCGAAAGGCAGCTAGGCGGCATCTACTCGGTACTCAGCCAGGAGTTCCAGCTCCCGCTGGTGAACCGGCTGCTCGACGTCATGAACCGGGCCAAGCGCTTGCCCAAAGTCCCGAAGCAGTTCGTCCGCCCGCTGATCATCACCGGCGTGGACGCCCTCGGGCGGGGCAACGACCTCCAGAAGCTCGACGCCTTCTTGGTCGGCATCCAGCAGGTCCTCGGGCCCGAAGCCGTGGCCCAGTACGTCAACGTCACCGAGTACATGGCGCGGCGCGCGGCGGCCTTGGGCATCGACCCGAAGGGCCTCGTGCGGACCCAGGAGGAGCTCGACGCGCAGCAGCAGCAGCAGCAGATGATGGGCATGGTGGAGAAGCTCGGCGGCCCCACCATCAACGCCATTTCCCGAGCTCAGGCCGCCGGAGCAGCCCCTAACCAACTTGCGAATGCCGGGCCGATGGCTCAGGCGCAGCAGTAAGGCAGAACATGGACCGAGTGGAAACCAACCCCGAAGAAGCCAAGCAGTCGATCGAGCAGAACGCAGCGGCCATTAAGGCGGCCGAAGCGGTCGCGGAAGCGCCGCCGGTAGAGGCCCAGCCCACCGGCGAAGCGCCCAAGGACCTCAAAGTCCCCGACGCCCCCAAGCCTCCGGCGGTCCCCGAGGACGTCGAGATGTCCGCCGAGCAGTTCGCCAAGTACAGCAAGGAGCTCAGCGCTGGCGGCAAGCTGTCCGACGAGTCGTATGCGGAGCTGGCCAAGCAGGGCATCCCGAAGAACATCGTGGACTCCTACGTCCAGGGTCAGATGGCCCTGGTCCAGCAGGCCCAGCAGGAGGTCTTCACGGCGGTCGGCGGGGCCGACAGCTACAAGGCTATGGTTGATTGGGCCGCCTCGAACCTGAGCTCGGACGAGGTCGCGGCGTACAACAACGCCGTCGAGAGCGGCAACAAGAGCCAGATCATGTTCGCCGTGAAGGGCCTGCAAGCCCGCTTCGCGGCGCAGTCCGAACCACGCCTGCTGACCGGCGACGGCGGCAAGGTTGCGCGTGGGTTCCGCTCGTCGGCTGAGATGATCGAGGCCATGAAGGACCCCAAGTACAAGAGCGATCCGGCGTACCGCGCCGACGTCGAGCGGCGCATGTCCGTCTCGAACTTCTGACCTTACGGAGACAACGACCCATGAAGAACCAGTCCTGGCGCACCACCGTCCTCGGAATCATCGCCATCGTCACCGCCGGTCTCGGCGTGGCCAAGGCGCTCCTCGACAACGACCCGGCGACCGTTCCTGATTTCGCTGCCCTCGGGGCCGCGATCGTCGCGGGCGTCGGTCTGATCCTGGCCAAGGACGCAAAGGTCACCGGGCTCCCCCAGTGACATGGGTGTCAGCGCTGCTGGCACTCGTTCAGTCCATCATCCAAGTCTTGGTCGGTCGGGTTGTGGAACATGCCAATGAACCTGAGCTTTCCCAGGATGCTCCTCCCCCTCCTAGCGGCCTTCGTCGCCGCTTCATTGAGCGGGTGCGAAGCAAACAGAGTGGTATTCGTTCACCCGACCGACCAAGACCTAGTGAGACTCGGCCCTGACGTACGGGGTCGAGTCTATTTCTGGAACGGCTCCTCATGGGAGCTGTCCTCGAACACCGTGCAGCTACCTGAGGGGTGGTATGCCGGGTATGTCCCGCCCGAGGGCGCGGACCGCTAACCCCTCACGCCAACTTCCCATCCGCTCGGGGACCGCGCTACGGCCGGTCCCTTTTTGCATTGGGCCCTAGGCACCCGTGTTCTCACCGTTCTCAACCTGCATTTCCTAAGGACAAACAATGGCTACTTCAGCCGTCAGCTTCCTTGGCCAGGCCGAAGCCACTGGCGACAAGGGCGCTCTCTTTCTCAAGCTGTTCGCGGGCGAGGTTCTCACGACCTTCGAGACCGCGACCGTGATGAAGCCGCTCCACACGATCCGCACCATCAGCTCGGGCAAGACCGCCCAGTTCCCGGTGACCGGCGTTGCGAGCGCTAAGTACCACACCCCGGGCCATGACGTCGCCGTCGATGGCTCCTACATCAGCGCGATCAAGCACAACGAGCGGACCATCGCGATCGACGATCTCCTGCTCGCCTCGACGTTCGTGGACAAGCTTGACGAGTTGAAGAACCACTACGACGTGCGTTCGATCTACTCGACCGAGCTCGGCCGCTCGCTCGCCCGTGCGTTCGACAAGAACCTGATTTCGGTGGCGTGCCTCACCGGCGCGACCTACGGCGGTACCAACAACCAGGTGCTGACCGCGCGTGCTGGCGTTGCGGACAACCCGTCTGCGACCGTCCTCACGGCCGACTTCGGGGCCACGACCACCACCTACGGTGACATTCCGGTCGGGGCGTCCGAGGCGAATATTGGCGCCTTCGTGAACGCCATGTACACCGCGGCGGCGGCGTTGGACAAGAACAACGTCCCGTCCGAGGACCGCTACACCATCGTCACCCCGACGACCTACTATAACGTCATCAACTCGGACGTTGGTCGCAAGATCGTCAACCGTGACTTTGGTGGTGGAGGCTCGTACCAGGACGCCAAGATCGCCGAGATCGCTGGCATCCGCCTGGTGAAGTCGAACATCGCCGGTCAGGTGTTCGGTCGCAACCTCGGTGACCAGTCCACCGGCGCGACCCTGTCGGCCGGAACCGCGGGCGTGAACAACGTCTACGGCGCCAACTTCAAGCGGGTCTGCGGCGTGGTCTTCCAGAAGAGCGCCTTCGGTACCGTCAAGCTGATGGATCTCTCGATGGAGTCCGGCTACGACATGCGGCTCCAGGGCCACCTCATGATCGCCAAGTACGCGATGGGTTCGTCGTGGCTTCGTCCCGAAGCTTGCGTCGTCCTCGCTCACAACGCGGCCGTCGGCACCGTCTGACCTGACTGACAACTGAACGGGACCGGGCCCTTAAGTGGGCCCGGCCCTATTTCCCTTACGACTCCGCCAAAACGTCTACGGAGAGCCCATGCCCCTCGGATCCACTTCCCAGCTCCAGGCCATCAACATGATGCTGGGGACGATCGGAACTGCTCCGATCAACTCGTTGACCGGGGCCAACTCGGCGGACGTGGCCATGGCCAAGAACGTCCTCGATGAGATCAGCGTGGCCGTGCAGTCCATGCGGTGGCACTTCAACACCGAGGACGACGTCGAGCTGACCCCGAACGTCACGACCAAGGAAATCTCGATCCCCTCCAATGCCCTGTTGGTTGACCTCGACGAGACCCTCAAGGTGGACGTGGCGATCCGCGGGAACCGCCTGTACGACCTGAAGAACAAGACCTACCAGTTCGACGGCTCGGTCAAGGTCCGCATCGTGTACGCCCTGGAATGGGACCTGCTGCCCCAGCCCGCCCGCCACTACATCGCCGTGCGTGCGGCCCGGGTCTTCCAGGACCGCGCGGTGGGCTCGCAGCTGGGCCATGCGTTCACCTCGCGTGACGAGTTCATGGCCTTGGCCACCCTGAAGGACTACGACGGCGAGACCGCCGACCGCACGATCTTCGACAACTACGCTACCTTCCGCGTGATCGACCGACAGTACCCTCACCGGGGCGTCTATTGACATGCCGCTGATCACCCTGGCCATCCCCAACCTGCTGAACGGTGTCTCCCAGCAGCCCGCTCAGCTTCGTTTCCCCACCCAGGGGGAAGTCCAGGAGAACGGCTACAGCTCGATCGTCGAGGGCCTGGTGAAGCGCCCGCCGACCGAACACGTCGCCAAGATCATCAACGGTGCGGTGGGATCCTGCAAGGTCCACACGATCGACCGGGACGCCTCCGAGCAGTACATCGTCGTCCTGCAAGACAACTCGATCAAGGTCTTCGACAAGAGCGGCGTCGAGAAGACGGTGAACTACGATGGGTCGGCCCAGAGCTACATCAACCTGGACCAGGCCGACGACCCCAACCAGGTCTTCAAGCTGCTGTCGATCGCCGACTACACGTTCGTGGTCAACACCAAGAAGACCACGGCGATGCTGACCGGGTCAGGAGACCTGAGCCCGAAGAACAGCCCCGAGCACCAGTGCTTCGTCTGGCTGCGGCAGGCGACCGCGGGCGCAAACGTCAAGATCGAGCTCAAGGGCACAGAGAGCGGGGCCACGACGTACACGGTGTCCGACTCGTTCGGAACGTCTGCGGGGACCGACCTGAACACCGACACGATCGCCGCCGACTTGGAGTCGTCGATCAATGCCAACCCCGGCCCGTCACAGGGCGGTTATGAGGCGGATGACGCCGGGTATGTCGTGCGGATCAAGCGCACGGTCGACAGCGTCAATACCGCCTTCACGGCCACCGTGTGGGACGGTAACGGAGGCAACAACCTGAAGCTGGTCAAGGGCGAGGTCCCGGCCATCGAAGACCTTCCCGGCCTTGCGCCCAACGGGTTCATCGTCAAGGTCCAAGGTGACCCTGAGCAGAACGCAGATGACCTTTGGCTGAAGTTCGAGAACCCTCTCGGTGGCACCACGATCGGTCAGGGGGTCTGGAAAGAGACCGTGGCCCCCGGCATCTCGTACAAGCTCGACGCGACCACGATGCCTCACATCCTGGTGCGGAACTCCAACGGCACCTTCACCCTCAAGGCGGCCACCTGGGCGGATCGGGGGGTCGGAGACGCGGACAGCAACGCGACCCCGTCGTTCATCGGTCAGGCCATCTCCGACATCTTCCTGTTCCGTGGCCGTCTCGGGTTCCTCTCGGGCGAGAACGTCGTCCTGTCCGAGAGCGGCGAGTACTTCAACTTCTGGCGCACCACGGTTACCGACCTGCTGGACGCCGACCCCATCGACGTCTCGTCGAGCTATCCCGAGATCACGCTGTTCAAGCACGCGGTCCCCTATGACGACCGCCTGATCATCTTCTCAGACCGGGCCCAGTTCGCCCTGACGTCCCCCAATACGATCCTGACGCCCACCACGACGGTCATGCGCATCGTGGGCAACTATGACGCGCTGCCGAACTGTGCCCCGGCCCTGGTCGGCGAGGAGATCTTCTTCGCCTTCGACCGCGGCTCGTACACGGGCGTGCGCGAGATCATCGCCAACTTCGAGGACACTCAGGCGCTGATCTCGCCGGACATCTCCGCCAACGTGCCGAAGTACTTCCCGGGCAAGATGACGGCCCTGCGGGGGACCAGCCACGACAACATCCTGGTCGGCGTGACCGACACCGACCCGACGTCCCTGTACGTCTACAAGTGGTACGACTCCTCGCGCGAGCGGGTACAGGCGAGCTGGTCCAAGTGGTCCTTCAAGAACGCCACCATCCGCGGCATGGCCTGGATGGACGAGAGCCTGTACCTGGCCATCGAGCGACCCGAGGGGCTGTTCCTGGAGCGCATCACCGTCAAACCCAACCGCACCGACGACAGCTCCTCGTACGTCGTGGGCCTCGATCGCCGCGTCGGTCTGGACGTGACGTCCATGTCGTACGACCTGAACAACGACCGCACGACGATCACGCTGCCCTACCAGGTCCACAACACCGCCGCGGTGCGGGCGGTCTCGCAGGCCCAGGCTGCGGCCCCGTCGTACGACTTCGGGTCGTTCTCCGCGCCGTCCGCGACCAACCTCGACCTCGGGACCTTCAACGCCCCGGCGGCGCTGTACCTCGACTACAACTACTCGTCGGCCATCGAGGCGGGCATCTCCTATACGATCCTGAGCGCCTCCGGGAACACCGTGCAGGTCCGCGGCAACATCACCAACCGCAAGGTCTGGGTGGGTGAAGCCTATGACTTCAAGTACCGGATGAGCACCCCGTACCTGCGGCGTCAAGGCGAACGCGGAACCGAGGTATACTCCACGGGCCGCTTCCAGGTCCGCAACGTGTTCCTGACTTTCGTGAGATCCTCGTACTTCAAGGTGCAAGTCTCGGACAAGTACGGGGCCACCTCGTTCGACTCGATCTTCAGCGGCAATCTGCTGGGCACGGGGCAGGGCGTCCTGAATGCCGTCGCCATCGAAGACGGGGTCTACCAGGTCCCGGTGCTGATGAAGAACGAGGACATGGTCCTTGAGATCACCTCGGATTCCCACCTGCCGGTCGGCTTCACCGCCGCCGAGGTGGAAGCGTCCTATGACACCCGCTCCGCCCGCCGCTAACCTGATCCTCCCGTACGAGGATGGGGACTGGCGGCACGTCGCCGAGCACATCCGGCCCGCCGATAGGGCAGAGCTTACGGCTCTCGGCCGAATGCCCGAGCAAGCCCTGCTCGACGGGGTCCGCCTCAGCCAGCTGTGTTTCACGCTCTGGATGGAAGGTAATCCAGCCGCCGTCTTCGGGGCCACGCCCCAAGGCGCGATCTGGCTCCTGGGTACCCCGGCGATCGCCCGGCACAGCGCGTGGTTCCTGCGGATCTCCCCGGGCTGGGTGAACGTGCTGCACAGCTGTAGCCCGGTTCTGTGGAACTGGGTGGATGCCCGAAACACCGTCCATATCCGGTGGCTTCGGTGGCTCGGGTTCCAGTTCCACGAACCCGTTGCCGCAGGAGTCAACGGAGAGATGTTCATTCCCTTTCACAAGGCCAAACCCTGATGATGCCCCCGACACAGATGTTGATGCAGCCGATGGTGGCCGCCAACGCTGCCGGTTTAGGTTCCGGCGGTGCGTCGCTGGGGAGCATGCTGCCGACCGGCATCGCGGGGGCTTCGTTGGGGCTGTCGATCATTCAGCCCTTCCTGGCCGCCTCGGCCGAGAAGCGGCTGGCCGAGGCCAACAACAAGAACGTCCAGGCGTCCTACCGGAACCAGATCGTGCAGCTCGCCCTGCGTCAACAGCAGGAGCAGAACCAGGCGGCCCAGGAGATCGACGCCATTGCTCGCCAGTCTTTGGCTGCCAAGTCCACTGCGGGGGTCTCGGCGATGGAAGGCGGCGTCTCGGGCAACAGCGTCAACGCCCTCATGGACAACTACAAGCGCCGCGAACTGGAGTTCGTCCAGCGGACCAACCGCCAGACCATGGCCACCATGTATCAGCTGGAGATGGAAAAGGAAGGCGCTTGGGCGGGGGCCCAGAGCCGAATGATGAGCAAGCCCAGCTCGGCCGCGACCTTCATGAACGCCCTCGGCGGGGCGGCGAACGTCTTGAGCAACGAGAACTTCTCCAGCGCCCTCGGCATCAACTGGTCATCGGGCGTGAAGCCCGCGGGTACCTAACACCATGGCACGCCAGCGCATCAATCCCGACCCGGCCCCGGAGCGGATCATCCGACCTGTGGCCAGCCCGGTGGACACCTATGTTCGCCCCGACGTCCGGTCGTTCATGTCGGTCGCCGAGGCGTTCGGGGACATGGTTCCCGGATTGCAGCAGCTGGGCAACTCGATCATCGATTCGATCGCCAAGCGCGAGACCGTCGAGGGGGCCATCGAGGGCCGCAACGAGGCGTTCAAGCCCGCCTCGGAATCCAAGCAGTCCCGCATCGCCCAGCAGATCGAGCGGGCCGGTGGCGTGTCCCCGTGGCGTGCCCAGGCTCACCTCCAGTCCCTCGGGGCCACTGCGGCCCAGCAGGGGTACGGGGCCGAGCTCGACAAGAACTTCGAGGAATGGACCAACCCGCAGAACGCGGACGGCTCCCCGCGCGACCCCAGCTACATCTCGGGGAAGATGAAAGAGACTTGGGACAGCTTCTCCAAGGGCCTGCCCAACAGCTACTACGCCCGCGCGTCCGCGGAAGAAGTCCGCGCCCAGATGGATTCCCAGTTCATCAACCAGGCCAACGCAAAGGTCGCTGAGAAGATCAAGAAGCAGCACGTCGAGCAGATCACCAACGAGATCGTCGGCATCCTGAACACCTGGGACAGCGCGGACGACGCGCTGGCTTCGGGCGGCGCGTTCGACAAGGCTACGAAGCGCTTCTACGAAGCGACAGGACAGTCCCCGGACGAGGTCTCGCTGAAGGCCCTGTCGGAGTGGGCCAAGATTGAAGCCTCGAACGACAGCGGCGCAGACCCCAGCACGGTCCGCGCCATCCTGGCCAACGCCTTGGAGAGTGGCATCGGCGGCCGTCAGTTCGGCGAAGCCGCCAAGCTGGAGCTCACCAAGATCATCGATGACGTGGACGACATCATCGAGAAGAACGCCATGCAGTCCACCCAGACCCGCCAGCGTCTTCGCGCGGATGTTCAGGGCCTGATCCAGACCCGCCTGCGGACCCAGTTCCTGGAGACCGGCCGGGTGCCCACCAAAGGCGAATGGGTCGCCATCGCTCGCGAGGCTGTTACGGAAGCGGGCGGTGCGGACAGCATCCGGTTCCTGGAAGGCGACGCCCTTGCCGACATCGAAAGCACGATCACGGCGCTGACCAAGCCCCCGGCCTTCAGTGACGCCGAGGAAGAGGTCCTGTGGAACAGCGTCAAGGGGCTCCCGCCTGCCGAGGCCGCCTCGACCCTGTCGTCGATGGTCGCCAACGGCATGCTGCCCATGGACGCCCGTGAGCGCCTGATGGCGCGCCGCAGTCAGCAGGACACCGTCCCTGAGGACACCCGCTCCCGCATCGAGAGCGCCAAGGCTACCACCCTGTCTGGAACGGCTTGGGCCGGTCTACCGATGGAGGCCATCTCCAAGGATGGTCAGGCTCGACTGCTCGCGATCGGCCAGACGGAAGCCGTTGTCGCTTACGACGCCGCGTTCACGCAGTGGGCCGCCTCGCC